TAATTTCGGGTTGTTTTAAGCACTTCTAAGGAGTCCAAAATTTCCGGGAATAGAAATATATGCCCGGAAGATTTGGATGAGGTGGTGGCTATCCGGATTGGACCAGACGGGGTGTTTGGAATGGAGTGAAACTAGCTTTTTGGGATTATTGGTCCGCTTGGCTATCTGCTGCTTTTTTGTTGGCCAACCTCTGATAGACTGCGACGAGACGGGTTGTTGGGAAAACTAGGATTAGAAATATTTAGCATCGCTTTGTAAAATATTTTGATTTACTATATCGCAGTTTAAAAATAATTTGTTATATTTGTATATGTAAATAAATATAAAGTAAAACAATGGCAACAAAAAAGAATTCAACGTACTCAATAGACGAAGATATCCGTAAAGCTTTTAAGATGGAGTGTCTTAACAACGAAGTAGATATGAGTGATACTATCGAATTTATGATGGCTAACTATATAACAGTTAGTCAGTCTTTAAGGGAAGAAGCTAAAAATAACGTATATGGAAAGTAATGATAAAAAGAAAGATATTTTTATGGAAGCTGCACGTATGGCGTTGGAGAATAAACCTATATTACCAGTGGCTAATTTGGACGAAGTTGAAGAAACTCAACTTGAAGTTAAAAAAACGCAGCAAGAGATTGCTTTAGAAGCAGTAGTAGCGGATGATTGGACAAAACTTAAAGCAGCTTTAAATGGTAGATATGCTAAGAAGTTTATGGACTTAATGGAAACATTACCAGATAGAGAGTTTATGCGGTTATATCCTAAGATGCTTGAGTATGTTCAACCAAAAGTAGTTAGACAAGAAGTTAGACCGTTAGGTGAAGAACAAAAGACTATTAACATAAGAATATTACAAGTTGATGAAACTGGTAATAAACGAATAATAGATATAACTAGCGACGAAAATAATGAAGACTAAAATAATGCACATTATAAATATCAAATGCGATAAATATAGCAGAAAGATAGATGTAACTGGAAAAACAGAAACTCAAATAAAAGAGTTAATTGAAAAACATTATATATACTTAGTTAATTTTATAAAAATAGTTGAAGATGAATAAAGTACGTTTAACGTGGTTCAGAAGATTACAAATAGCTTATTATGCACGTAAGCACGGTTTAAATCCCTATGAATTAACAGTAATTTATAGGGCACTAGCACTTTACATTAATAAAAAGAACAATGAATAGAGTACCATCAAAATCAGAAAATCGCATTCAGCAAGAATGTGTAATGTGGTTCCACAATACTTACCCAACATTGAGAGGTTGTTTATTCGCAGTTCCAAATGGTGGTGCAAGATCAGTGCTTGAAGGAGTACTATTGAAAAAGACAGGTGTTGTAGCAGGAGTAAGTGATCTTATATTACTTTACAAAGGTAATGCCTATTTATTTGAGTTGAAAACAGATACAGGTAGCCAGTCAGAGAAACAAGAAAACTGGCAGGCACTAATGGAAAGTCACGGCTTTAAGTATTTATTAATAAGAACAAAAGAAATTTTTGAAAGTATAGTTAAAACAATAATAGTATGAGCTGTTGTAAAGAAGGACCAAAAAAATTAACAGGGATGATGATGATTGAAAGCAAGTATAACTATCGATTCAAAGTAGCTAAAGCTATTCAAGAAAAAAATATTAAGTACATTAATATGCTACTTAAGAAAGGGAAAATAATAATGATAGAATTTTAATATTATGAAAACCACAATAAAACAAGAAGGAGAAAAACCGTTTGTATATCAATTCTCAAGAAGAGAAACAATGTACGGCTATTTAATATATATTATAGCAGGTAGTGGTATAATACAGTTATTAAAATGGATATGGGCAATAATTGTTTATATTATAAACTTATTTTAGATGAATTTAGAAGTATCTGACACGTTTAACAAAACATCGATTGTATTCTATGATGATAGATACAGACAAATAGTTAGTATGGGTGGGTCTAGGTCTAGTAAGACTTATTCCATACTTCAGATACTAATGCTAGAATTAATGCGCAAAAGAAATATAAAAATAACTGTATGGAGAAATACAAAAGTTACTTGTAGATCAACAGCTATGGAAGATTTTATAAATATAATAAGATTCGACGACAGTGTTTATTTAGATTTCAAGCAAAACAAACAAGAGGGATCATTTGTATACAAACCAACCGGTTCTAGAATAGTATTTGAAGGTGCTGATAGCATTGGTAAAGTATTAGGAGGTGCACAACATATTTCTTATTTTAATGAGATAACAGAGTTCTCTAAAAATGTTTATCTACAAATCACTCAACGTACTTCTGGAAAAGTACTTAGTGATTATAATCCATCTAAGGATTTTTGGTTAGAAGGCTATAGATTTGACGAAAAGACTGTATTTATACACTCTACGTATAAAAACAATGCTTTTTGCTCAGAAAACATCGTTGAACAATTAAATTCATACGAACCTTGGGAAACCGGAAGTTATGAAGTTGTTGGTGCTGATATATTTTACAAAGGTGAAATATTAGGACCTAATAACCAACCACCTATAAATGAGTACAACGTAAAAAGAAAAACAGCCGATGAGTACCATTGGCTTGTATATGGTCTTGGAATAGGTTCTGAAAAACCAAATAGAATTTATAGAGGTTGGAATAAAATAACACAAGAACAATTTGATGAGCTAGAATATACTTCGTATTTTGGGCTAGACTTTGGTACATCAAATCCAACAGCTTGTGTGGAAGTTAAATATGATGGTAATGGTGCGTTTTACATATCACCAAGGTTATATAAACCTTTAACTGATATGGATAAATCACTTGCATCAGCAATTGAAGCTTTTGTACCCGAAATAAAGCGTGGAACTTCGTTAATAGTGGCAGATTCAGCAAAACAAACGTATATTAATATATTGAGTAATGCTGGGCATCAAATTCAAGGAGCAATTAAAGGAGCAGGCTCTGTAGGTTCTGGTATAATTACTGTGCAAGGCTTTACTATTTTCTATGTTTCAAACCGTGAATTCGAAAAAGAATACAACAATTATTCTTGGCACGTAGATAGATATAACAAATCCACAGATGAACCAGTTAAAATGGATGACCATTATCTTGATGCTATACGTTACATAATTGAATACCTTAGTAGATATCTTGGTATAAAAACATAACGAAAATTTAGCAAAAATATTTTCAAACATTTAGCAAAATATTTGCAAAACTATTTTTTTGTATCAATTTTTTTTTGTATATTCGTTGGATGAGATTGAGCCTACCGAAATTTATCACAGCTATGTGGGAGCGTAACAGCTCTGGGGATAACTTCTATGATCTACTCGCAAGTGGCGAATGGGGCATAAAGGGCTCTAATCTAGAAATTGCACAGAATCATCCCATATTAACTCCGGCTTTACTATTTGTGTCAAAACTATTTTCACAAGCTGAGTTCCAAATACAAAACAAACGCACGGGTAAAATTATCAAGGACCATTGGCTAATCAAGATACTAGAAAACCCAAACTTCTATCAAACGGGTCCTGATTTTTTGGAAAGCCTTTTATTTATGCAGATAGCCCAAGGAAAAGCTGTTGTATATGTGAAAAGGGATATTAGTTTTGGTGACGTGGAAGCTTTATATTTACTTAACAGTGATTTAATAGAGTGGCCAGAAGAGTTTAAAACTAGAAAATTAAATAGATCACACGATGCAAAAATAAAAGCTGCTAAAATTAAATATGATGCAGACGGTGAAAACCTAGATATTAAGATAGGTGATTTAATGTTTTTCTATGATTTACCAAATGGACTTGATAGAAATGCTTTTGAGACAAAAAGTAGATTAGACGGACTGAAACAAACATTAATAAATACGCACGATAGCTTATTAGCTAAAAACATTATTTTAAAAACTAATGGGAAAGAGTTAATAACTGGTGAAAAAGAAGGTTTTCATTTACAGCCAAACGAAAAAGCTGATCTTGAGAATTTGTTTCAATCTGGATATGGTCTTGGATTAAATAGAAAAAGGGGTTTAATTACACAAGCTAAATTAACACACAAGTCCCTACATATTGCATTAAGAGACCTTGGACTCGACGAAAGCGTAAAAGTTGATGGTAACCTCATCTATACGGCATTGCATATTCCAAAAGATATATTGTCATTAGAAGCAAAGAAAACGACATACAACAACTTTAAGGAGTCCATGGTATCTTATATACAAAATGAGATGCAAGCAACATTAGATTCTTTAACTGCAGTGTTACAAATTTTAATAGGAGATAGCAATTTAAGAATAACAGGTTCATATGAACATTTGCCTATTATGCAATTTATACTTATAGAAAGATATACTAGCATAAAAGGAAAAGCAGATGCATTAAAAGCATTACTAGATACAGGTATTCCAAACGAGATAGCATTAGAAATGTGTGGTTTCGATAAAAGTATTAAATTAACAGAAGCTAAAAAAGTAGAAACAGATGGAAACGAACAACAAACCGCCTAAAGAAAAACTTTCTAAGCAAGAAGTTAAAGATATTATTGCTGAAAAAGAAAAAATAATTAAAGACAGAACAATAATAACAAAATAAAATGGATTTAAACATACCTAAATTTGCGACTGACAAGGAACTATACAAATTTATAGTTGACAATGAAGATACATTGATCGCACAAAAGAAGTCTGCTATTAAAGAAGCTGATGGTTTTGGTTATTTAGCTAATCCATTAAAAGATATTAATGTTGCCAAAGCATCTAAAGCTAATGATGAAGATTTAATGTTGAAAGACGTTTTAGATGTTACATTAATTATTAACACAACAAATTTATTGGATTCACATAAAGATGTACATATACCCGGTATTTGGGATAAGTCATTAAGCGAATCTAAAAGAATGTTGCACGTTCAAGAACATAAATCTAATGAATTCAATAAAATAATTTCAAGTGGTGAAGATTTAAAAGCTTACACTCAGAATTATAAATGGAAAGATTTAGGATTTGATGCAGAAGGTGAAACTCAAGCTTTAGTATTCCAATCTAAAGTAAGAAAAGATAGGAACGCGTATATGCACGAACAATACGCTAAAAAGCGTGTTGATAATCATAGTGTAGGAATGATTTATGTAAAGTTAGTTACTTGCATAAATGATGAAGATTATCCAGTTCAAAAAGAAAACTATGATAAGTATTATCCTATGATTGCTAATAAAGATTTTGCTGATACTCAAAAATATTTTTGGGCAGTGTTAGAAGCAAAAGCGATTGAAGGTAGTGCAGTGCCAAATGGTTCTAATCATATTACACCAACAGTAGCTGTTAAAAACATAGTTACTGAATTAACAGAGAAAGAAATTAAAGCCAACGCAATGAAACGTTGGATAACCGGAAAGTAAGAGCCGTGCAAACACTCTTATTGTGAAAAGAAAGCCGCGAAAGCACTTTTTAAATGTAAATTAATTATTAATAACAAATCATTAGAAGATGGATGAAGAAATTCAAAAAGCATTAGACGCTAAGTTTAAAGCTGTTCAAGATGAATTAGCGGCTGCACAAAAAAACAATGCAACCAAAGAGGAAATCACTAAGATTACTGAAGCTATAAAAACTCAAGGTCAAGCCTTAGAAGATTTTATGGAAGCTCAGAAAGCTGTGGTCATTAAAGACACTTTGGCACAGTTTGAAATGTTTTTATCTGCTAGCAAAGAAGATCTTGCTGGTATTCAGAAAAACAAAACTGGAATAATTGAGTTTATTCCTAAAGTAGTTAGTGGTATAACAACTGGAAATGGAACTACCCCTGTAGCTTTACCAGGAAATTACACAACTGACTTAGGTTCTTTTAACTTACGCAATGACAACAGTTTGTTGGAATTAGCTACAGTTACTAATACCAACAGCCCAACTCACGTTTATACTGAGATGGTACCGAAAGATGGTAACTATGCAATGGTTGCTGAAGGTGGATTGAAACCACAAATTGATTTTAGCTGGGTTAACAGACATGCTACTCCTAAAAAAGCAGCAGCTTATGAAGTTCTTACTGAAGAAGCAGTTACTGATATTCCACGTTTAATGTCAGTTGCAAAAGAATACCTTAAGAAAAAACACGACTTGTTCAAAGTTGATAGAGTTTTCTTTGGTGATGGTTTATTGGAAAACCCAAAAGGTGCTACAGTATATGGTAGAGCATTCGTTGCCGGTGCGATGGCGTTGAAATTAACTGCTCCAAATTTTATGGATGTTGTTAACGCTGCAATTGCTGACATTTTTGTTACGCACAATTTTGTAGACGAGGCATCATATATGGCGAATGTCGTATTGATCAATCCAATTGATTTTTTCCTACAGTTCCAATCAGCTAAAGATGGTAATGGTCTTCCATTATATCCACAAGCTAGTTTGTTTAACACTGTAACAATTGGTGGAGTAACAATCAGACCATGGTCTAAAGTACCAGCAGGTAAAATATTTGTTGCGGACATGTCCAAATACAATATTTCGAACTACATTCCTTTCTCAATTAGAATTGGATGGATTAATGACCAGTTCATTACAAACCAATTTACAATGGTTGGAGAGTCAAGATTCTTTGCTTATGTTAAGAATTTCGACCAACAAGCATTTATCTACGATGATATAGCTACAATCAAAACAGCTATAACAGCGGTTTAATTAACAGTAACCTTTAAACAATTTTAAGAAATGGCAGAAAATGCTGAAAAAACAGAAAAAGTAACTAAAGTTCCAACCGGTATGGTTGAATTTACTTACGACAATGATCTAGGCACAATTGAAGCTGGTGAAGTAAAATTAATGCATAAATCAACGGCTAACGCTTTGATTGCGCACAAAATTGGAAAAATCACTAAAGTTGTAACCCGGATTACAAAAGACTAATTATACAGGATTACTTAAAACATTTAATTATGATAATCGATAACACGTATTTCAAAAATGAAATATATATCCCAAACGCTAAGCCAGCAATAACTGGTGCATTGAAAGGTGTTGCACTTGAGGTAGCTTTCATTATAGAAGAGTACAGTAGAGATTGCTTAATTAAATGTTTAGGTTATTCTTTATTCTTAGAACTTGAAAGTAAATTGGATATTACTAAACCTAGCGGATTAATTGATGGTGTTGATGAAAAGTGGAACAAGTTATTAAACGGAACCACTTATGTTAATACTCTTGGTAAAACTGTTAAGTGGAGAGGAATTAGATTTGCTACTATTAATAGCGCAGAACCAGTAATAGATACTAGTTTTTTAGCTTATTATGTGTATTACTTTTACGAAAGAAATGCATATATAACAAAAGCTAATTCTGGTAATGAAATTGCTGAAGCTAAAAATGCTGTTAGTGTTAAACCAACTCTTAAAGTAACTGATGCTTGGAGAAAGTTTATTAAACTAGTACAAGGCGAAAAACCATTAGCAACTGTTATACAGAATAATTATGGTTATGGTTTGGACTGGTATGTTGGAGGTTCTGAAATTAGTTTATATGAATTTATAAATGATTCTAATAGAATAATTGATGGCACATACGCTGATTTTCAACCATATAATTGGGGTACAATAAATCAATTTGGAATATAATGGTAACTGAAAAAACTATAATAGTAGAAGATAGATTAACAGAAATGTTTTCTATGTTGCCACCAATGAATGGTTTTGAAGTTGTGTTTGGTTGTGGTGATAATAAAGAGCTACAAGTTTTCTTAAAGGAAAAAGCAGCTGACAGCGATCCATATCCACTAATTTGGTTAGTATATCCATATGTAGAAAATCATTTAAGGACAAAAGTTGAATTAAACAAACTAACATTTATATTAGCAGTTGAAACAAACAAGTCAATGTTGAATAAAGAGAGAATAGATGAAACATACAAAAAGATTCTATTTCCACTTTTAGATAACATTAAGTCGTTATTTACAAGAGCTAATATAATGAATGTAAAAGATGAGTATACTATAATAAAGTTTCCTAATTATAGTGGTGATGATAATGATACGTTAAGTTCATATACAACTGCAAATTGGGATGCATTAAAAGTAACGATTGATTGCACAATAAATAATGTTTGTTTAAGACCAATAACATTTTAATAAACAAGATTATGGCAAAAGGAAAAATGTTTACAGGTAAAGTTATTAAAGACTTTATAAGGAAAGGGAAGTTACACGTTGCTGGAACAGAGTTCAAGACAATTGACGAGTTTACTTTCAATTATTTAATCAATACTAAAAGGATAAAAGAGTAATGAGCATATTATCAACAATAATGGACAAGAAAACTTGCGGCGGTAGCGAAGTTGGAATCAATACTGGGAAACTAGGTTGCTTACAATTATTCGGTCAACCAACGCATCTTGTTGCAATTAAGAAAGGCTTCATTATACCAGCTGAAACAGACTTCACATTAGCATATGTGCAGGATCTTGTTCAGAGAGGAATAATGATACCTTTGACTGATGCTTCTACATTTGAGGATGTATCAGCAGATGACACTTACACTACAGACTCAGCTGGTGTAAAACGATTAGACTTACAAGGTCTTCCAGAGTACAAAATGACTTTTGAAGAAGGCAATGAATTCTATCGTGAATTATCAAAAATACGTTCTTATAAAACGTACGATTTCGCAATCATCGATGATGAAAACAATTGGATGCTAGCTAAAACATCGGCAGGTGACTATAAAGGCTTTACAGCTGGACACGTTACTCCTAGCAGAAGAATGAATAAAGTTAAAGGTGGTACTTCTGAATCTAAATCTGTATTAGTACAATTTACTGACAGAATACAATTTGATACTAATTATGGTATTATGCATGCTGAATATGTTGAGTTTACTGCACAAGAGATTCCAGCTGTCAATGGGGTAGCTCTATCTTTCGTAGAGATTCCAACAGCTGGAACTACAATTGTAGTTAAAGCAGTATTACGTTCTGATATGTTCTCAGTGGTTGAGGGTCTTTTGATTCCTAACTTCATGGTGACAGTAGCTGGAGCGACAGTTGTAATTTCAGCAATAGCAGAAACAACACTAGGTGAGTATACTTTAACAGTGCCAGCAATGACTGTAGGTCAAATGGTAGTTGTTGATTTATACGACAGCGCTAAAAATGT